ATTCCGTGAAAATCGGCGTTTTAAATGTCCAAAGGTGTAATATAAAATTGTAATCTTGGTTTATATAAAAATCTACATAAAAAGATTATTATTAATATATTAAATGGATGAATTAAATATAAATAAAATTCTTAACAGAGAAGATAAAGCATCAAATATTAAAGAAATACTTGCTTCTTTTGAGCAAAATAAAAATAATATGCTTTTTAAGAAAGGTATATATATTTATGGTGACCCTGGAAGTGGTAAAACTAAATTTGCCAGTAATATTTTAAAAGAGATGGGATTTGATATTATTAAATATGACGCTGGTGATATAAGAAATACATCTGTCATTGAAGATATTACAAAACACAACATGTCAGATAAAAATATTATGAGTGTATTCAACAAAAGTATTAGAAAAATAGCAATTATAATGGATGAAATTGATGGCATGAATAATGGAGATAAGGGTGGAATAAATACATTAATTAAGCTTATTAGACCAAAAAAAACAAAAAAACAAAAATTAGAGGAAGTCACAATGAGTCCTATTATTTGTATAGGAAATTATCATATAGATAAAAAAATAAAAGAATTAATGAAGGTCTGTAATACGATTGAACTTAAAACACCAACAGAGCCACAAATTTCACAAATAATACAAACGATATTACCTAAAATAGATTTAAATATAAAAAATAAAATTGTTAAGTTTGTTCAATGTGATTTAAGAAAGCTGAATAATATTTATACAATATATAAAAATAAGCCTGATTTATTTAATAGTGAAATAATAGAAAATATTTTCCAAATTAAATCATACAACGATGATACAAAAAAAATAACCAACAAACTTATCAATAATTATTATTCATTTAATCAACATAATAATATTATGAATGAAACAGACCGAACTAGTGTTGGATTATTATGGCATGAAAATATAATTGATGTAATTGACAAAGCTGAGAAAAAACAATCAGTCCCTTTTTACATTAAACAACTTGAAAATATTTGCTTCGCAGATTATATAGATAGAATTACATTTCAAAAACAAATTTGGCAATTTAACGAGATGAGTTCTTTAATTAAAACGTTAAAAAATAATAAATTATATCACGAAGAATTTAAAAATAAACAAAAATATAATCCATCTGAAGTTAGATTTACAAAGGTTTTAACAAAATATTCAACTGAATACAATAATTCTTTATTTATTCAGAAACTTTGTCAAAAGTTGGGGATGGATAAAAAGGATTTATTTGGGTTTTTTATTGAACTTAAAAATAAATACGATGATAACCAAATTTTAGCTCTTTTTGAAAACTATGAAATAGGAAAATTAGATATTAATAGAATTTATAGGTATCTTGAAAAATATACAAAAGAAAACGCATCGGGAACAATAGATAAAGAAATCGATGAAGATGAAGAAATAGAGGAAGAATTTTAATCATCAAAATCATTTATTAATCCTCCAGCTTTTAAGTTTGGAGGTTTAATACTATTATCATGTAATAAATAATATTTATTATAAATTGGTATTTTCTTATTTTCTAATATATCAAGTAACTTTTTCTTTTCAATAAATTTTGATATTTTACGAATGTCATAGCAATGTGTGTTATTATTAGGCCTGTAATCATACCCAGTATACTTTGTTTGTTTATTGTTAAAAAGCACATTTGCTTTATAAGTTTTATAAGTTTGTATGCCATATTTTTGAATGTAAAAAAAAGATAGAATAGATAAAAACATTATATTGTATTAAATGTTTTTATTTTAAATTTTTATTGTATTAAATGTTAAAATATGATTAATTGTCAACAAAAGAAGCCACATTCACCTTTTTAACATTCTTTGTCTCGGCGAGACGCAAAGCACGTTTATTTTCCCACCTTTCAATAGCAGATGGGTCTACTTCAGTATGTTGATGTTTCATATAATGCTGAGGCGATAAATAAAACAGCGTAGTAGAACCATTCGCGCTTTTACACTCACCAGTTGATATGCCTACCTTAAAATATAGGTCTTCGTCAGCACTTCCAACTACACTTGTATAGTAATTGCCAGTTTCAGCATCTCTAATACTACACCCTACATCACCAGATGTATAAACTTCAACCTTAGTTCTCTTCATTATATCACCACGCTTAACCATTCTAAACAATTTATTATACCCTCTATCATTTTTCTTATTTCTCTCAAATTCTTTTGTATCAGCATCTGAATATAAATCATTGTTGTTAAGAGTGGGGTGAAAATTATCAATGTAATCCATTTCTTTCTATGTGTATATAATGTATATATTACATATACCTTTAAGTATATTTATTAATATTATTTTATAATAAATATAAATAAATTAGTCGTCATTTTTTTTATCCAATAATTTTTCTTGTATCTTACTATTGATAAGTTGTTTAAATTTATCTTCCAAATATTTTAATTTATTCTTCAAATCATTATTTTCATTTGTTAATTCTTGAACTATAACAATTAATTCATTAATTTTGTTTTCAGCAAATTGTGGATTATTTATTAAATTTAATTTATTCATAACATCATTGTATTCCTTTTTTTTCATCTGTTGTTCTTGAATCATTTTATCTCTTTTTTCTTTTATTTCTTCTAATTGTTTAGTGACATCTGGTTTATGTTCTGGTCTTCCAGGTTCATAAGTTTCTAACAACTGGTCTATATCTTTCATAAAAAATTCTAATATTTCTGGTTCTTTTACAATATCAGCAGGTTCTAACTGTGTATCATGAACCATTGGATTAGGCAAATTTTCTAATAATTTTTTTTTATCAAATGAGTTATGATTGTGTGAAAACACTAATATTGTTTTTTTGGATTCTAATTGAACAAATGGTATAGTATATTCTTTTAAAAAATGTCTCTCTTCAGCTACCGATGATTTCTCATCAAAAGATGTTTTAGTTAATAACTCTTTTTTAAAAGCAAAAGTAGCAGCAGTAGCATGATTAGGTCCATATGGTCCAAATTGATACATTTTATTTATATGTTTGAAATGTATAAACATACTACTCGACCCAGCACATAATGCCTTTGGGTTTTTAATCAATGTCTCAACCGCATGACTAATTCTCTCTGGTGGGTAATAATCATCGTCATCTATATAAATAATAATTTCACCCTTTGCTTTTTCATTACAAATATTTCTTTTTTTTCCTAGTGTTAATTTTTCATCATACTTAAAATATTTTATTTGGGGAACATGAGATACAAGGTCCTCTATTTTATCACTTCCATCATCTACAATAATCCATTCGATTTTATCCTTTGGATATGTTTGATAATCAAAACATTTTAACATTATCGGTATAAATGGTCTTCTATTAAAAGTAGGAGTACATAATGTTACAAAAGGCTGTTTATTTACATTTTTTTTTGTTTTACCCATCTAATTATAATATATTATTTTATTTTTTTAATATATATTTTTTATAATACTTATTTATTATTTAGTTTTTTACCAATGGTTTTCAGCTCTTTTGTTATACTTCCACCATTTTGTCCAAAAATTAAATTATATAACAGACCATGATGTTTTGGCTGGTTAGCTTTAACAGGACATACTTTTTTTGCTTGGTCATAACTCGATACTGGACTTAGATTTTCTGGATTTATACCCTTGAACGCATCAATTGAAATTATTCCAAAATAAATTAATATAAGAGTTATGATGGCAAATATTCCTGGAATTGTTCCTAAAATTCCAAATGCGTTTATTATAATAAAAAAACTAAATATAGACATAAATAATACCTTATGGTATTTAAATACGTCTTTAATAATAGTTAAAGCAGAAATATGTTTGCCATTCATTTGAGCTGTATAAGTAGCACAAGAAAATAAACACCATGACATTGTTAAAGATGGTAATACGGGTAATGATGCTAATAAAAACCAAAATAAAAATAAGAATAATATAACCAGCGCTATCGCACACAAATAATCAATTGGTTCTATTAGTGTCACATCTTCCCACACTGGACCATGATTTAAATCACTATTTGTGTTTTGTTTAAAAAACCATCCCATATTTGCGAACCATAAATAAATTATATATATATGGTCAACCAAAAATATTAAACTTGTAAAAAATGGCAAAATAATTGGACCAAATAATATTACCAGCATTTCAGGCAAACCATTTAGTAAATTTAAAATAAAATTCAACGACGAATAGTTAAATTTAATCATATCTTCCATAATTGAAATAAAATAATTAGCCATAAAATTTGACTTTGGTTCTTGTTTATATTTGCGAAACATATCTATGATTTTATTCGATGAATTATACTCATCATATGGAAAGGTCATTTTCATAGATTGTTGAGGGTCTTCAAACAATGTAGTAAAAACATTTATTTTTACTGGTTGAATGTCAGGGTTTAAGTCATCATATGGATAACATTTTTTATCCGTAGGCAGTATATTTGATTGACCTAATTTACAACCATACAATATAACGCCTCCAAATGAAAAATACACTACAATAATTACGATTAATAATATTACTGATAGTAAAAACTTGGAAATGTTCGATGCTAACCCAGGTTGAGTAGAGTTAGCTTCTTCATTTTTATTATCAATAGCTGAAGTATCATTGGAATCAGACATTACTTATATTAAAAAGATATAAAATTATTTATTATTTAATTTGTTATCGAGGATTTTTTAGAGTTCTTTCTAAATCAATTATTTACTTTATGCTATTGTAAAATAAAAATAAAATATAAAAATATATTATATGGATATTTCAAAAAATCAATATAATATTTTATTTTTAATAGTCATTAGTTTTATATTGTTTGTTGTTATTTTCAAATGGATTGATTATTTAACTTTAAATAAATATGTTGTGGAATGTTTCACACCAGGACCTGTTGAAGAAAGTGTGTCTGGGAAAACTAGTCATACCGTTAATCTACCATTAACTACAACTTATAGTTGTAAAAATTTTTGCGGACCAACAGCTCGTTGCGCTATAACTGGACAACAATGTTTTACGGATATAGATTGTCCTGGTTGTCAGCCATATGTGCCTCCACTTACAAAAAGTGTGACGAATGTTCCAGGTGATAACGATGCTGGTAAATTGACTTTAGGAGTTACACCTCAATATTCTGAATTAACTTCTGATATTGGAACTCAAGCTAAATTAATTACTAATGACCTTTTTTCTAAACCTCCTTCTGCGAATTTCGGTGTAAATACATGGTCGTCATCTTTTAATGAAGGTGAAAAACTATTTAACCAAAGATATAAACCATCTGGACTTCAATATATGCCAAATTATCCCAAACGTTATAGTTTAACTGGCGAATTTATAGAGGATGGACCAATCGCATCCAATGCTTATTTAGGTTAAATGCTCTCGAACGGCTGTTCCTTTTCTACAAGAACCTGTTTGGATATATTTTTAATAACTTCCATCATCATGATTTTTATTTCTGAATTATCTTTCGTCAAGCATTTCATAAATTCTTTGATCTCTTGAATTTCATTATTTTGATTTTCAGTAATTTTATTTTCTTCTCCTACAGTTTCACATGTATTTTTGTACTTGCATATTTTATTATGTTTCCATAATCCATTTCTGGAATCATATATTTTATTACAAATCTCACAATTATATTTTTTTATATCATCTTTGAAACTTAAATCGTTAGATATGGTTAACTTGGCATGTTTAGATGTCAATAGGTGTTTATCAAAACTACTTTTCTTAGACGTAGAATAGTTACATAATATACAACTAAATATTTTTGCGGCAGTTTTGATATTGTTTTTATTAGTTTCAGTCTTCATATTTTTACTATGTTTTTCTGTATGTTTATGTAAAGATATTTCTTCTGAATTATCAAAATCCAAATTACATGTGAAACAATATAGTGGAACATTTTTTTGTAAAGGAAGTTCTTTTGGTTTAGGTTTTGGCAATGGTTCTATACTATTTAATGTCGCATTTAATAAAGTAAAATATTCTTGTTCCTTCATTCTTGCTTCATAATGGTCATAACACTTATAAAAAGCAACTATTTCCATTAACCAATTGTCCCAGCCGCCATTTAGTCTTATTGTTTTATATAATTTACAATTATAGTTTAATGATTTTTCATTTGAACAACTTTGTTTATGAGCATGTTTTCTCTGAACAAAATTTGTAGTATGACCAACATATACATCAGTTATAGATGCGTCTTTGCATCTTATCTTATAAATAATTGTATTTGAATAATCAATAATTGTTTTGGGCATATTTTATGATAAATATTTATATTTATGTTTAAATAATTTTATAATCATCTTAAAATTATTTGTAGCAAACTAACATACTTTTCTCAAAATAATTAAAATTGTGGTAACAATCTTAATGCTAATTCCTTCCAGACCCTCCGTTCTTTAAGTTACTTTTGAATATATATTTAAAGTAACTTAAATAATCAATTCCGATTCCTTTTCTACAAGTACCTGTTTTGAAATATTTTTAATAATTTTGGTTGCTTTTTCATGATCATTGTCACCAGGTCCGCCCATTGATTCTACAATGATTTTATTATATTGGTCAGAATATCTTGAAATACTTTTGTTACAATCAGGATATTTCTCTCTATACTTTGGTATTAATCTCATATTTTTATCTGTCACTTTTTTAATTACCTTTCTTAGTTTCATATTATCCTCATCTTGTTTCTCCCATTTATCTTCATCCTTTACATATAGAACTTCCCTTTTTTTATCAGTGCAATGAACAGGTCTTTGAGTTACATCCAATGCTTTTAAGTTTTTTACAATAATATTAGAAATACCCTCTACGAAACCAACTTCGCCAACCCTTTCTAAGTCAGAAAGTTGTAACTGAATCGATTCAACAAAATCCATAATATTCATCGCATCTTTACATGTTTCATTTAAAAAGAATTGTAAATTGAATGATTTGTTATGACTGTTATTATTATTTATAGTATTATGAGTTCCATTTTTAATAACTTCCATCATCATATTTTGTTGTTCCACAACCATACTTTTAAATTCATTGTTTTCTTTTATTAAATTTGAGTTTTCTTTGATAAGAAGCATAATAAGGTCTTTATCTGTAGTTTGATTCTTAACAATGCTATCATCATTTTTAGATTCTATAAATTTACAGCTCTTTTTATGCTTCCATAAACCAGAATTTGTTGAATATGTTGTTCCACAATTACAAATGTATGGCGTAAAAATCATTTCCACGTTATTTCCATTGTGACGATGAACATGTTTTTTGGTGTTAATATGTCTAATCCAATCGCTATTTTTACAGCATTTAAAATCACAAGTTGAGCAGTATTTTTCGGCGTTTTTTGGCGTAAAAATCGTATCCATTTATCTATATATTGGAAATATAAAAAACGCCTAAATCCTTTTCCGCAAAAATAATTAAAAAATTATCGTAACAAACTAAAAAATATTTTAAAAGTAACAAGACGGTAATTTTCAATTATGCAGTGACGGCTTCCTTTTTTCCCCAAAATATAAGGACTTTTGGAAAATGGACATTTATAAATGTCCAAAATTGAAAACCTAAAATACTTTTGGGAAAAAAATATTCCTTCCCGACCCATCGTTATTTAAGTTACTTTTAGAATATATATTTAAAGTAACTTAAAGAGCCGCCACTTCTGGTTCCTTTTCTACAAGCACCTGTTTGGAAATATTTTTAATAATTTTACTCGCTTTTTCATGATCATTGTCACCAGAACCGCCCATGGATTCTACAATAATTTTATTATATTGGTCAGAATATCTTGAAATACTTTTGTTACAATCAGGATACTTCTCTCTATACTTTGGTATTAATCTCATATTTTTATCTGTAACTTTTTTAATTACCTTTCTTAGTTTCATATTATCTTCATCTTGTTTCTCCCATTTATCTTCATCCTTTACATATAGTACTTCTCTCTTTTTATCAGTGCAATGAACAGGTCTTTGAGTAACATCAAGTGCTTTTAAGTTTTTCACAATAATATTAGAAATGCCCTCTACAAAACCAATTTCTCCTACCTTTTCTAAATCAGAAAGTTGTAACTGAATGGATTCAACAAAATCCATAATATTCATGGCATCTTTACAGGTTTCGTTTAAAAAGAATTGTAAATTGAATGACTTGTTATGTGAATTAGTGTGGTATGTAGTATTATGAGTTCCATTTTTACAAACTTCTTGAAAGGATTCTAGAATTTTATTTTGAAACTCTTGATTTTGTTTTTGTAATTCCATACATTGTTTTTGAAGTTCATTATTATTTTTTATTACTCCCAAAACTAAATTTGTCAAAGCATTGCTATCATTTATAGGATTTTGAACTGAGCATGATGAATTATTAACAATAATACAGTTCTTTTTATGTTTGCATAATGATGTCACATGTTTATATTCCTTTCCACATACACAAATATATAGGAGATTTTTTGGTTCGTCTAAATTAGCATTTTTTAGCCTTATGTGTTTTTGGGTTGATATATGTTTTAACCATTCACTGTTTTTAAAGCATTTATACTGACATGAGTCGCAACAAAATTCTATTGGAGATTTTTGGAGATTTTTCATTAGTAATATATACTAACAAAAAATCTCCTAAATCATTTTCCGACAAAATAATAAAAAAAATTACAGTAACAAATTTAAAAATATTTTAAAAGTAACCAGACGGTAATTTTCAAATATGCAGTGGCGGCTTCCTTTTTACCCCCAAAATATAAGGACTTTCTGAAAATGGACATTTATAAATGTCCAAAATTCAAAACCTGAAATACTTTTGGGAAAAAATAATTCCTTCCCGACCCATCGTTCTTTAAGTTACTTTAAATATATATTCTAAAAGTAACTTAAAGAAAATAAATCAAAACATTTTGGTATAATCAATAAGTAACAATATATCAATGTAATACTTATACATAGAAAAATCATCAGACTTCTTGTCTATATTTAAAATAGATTTTAGAATATACATAATTTCCGAATTTGAACCATCAAATATGGCAATTATACCAATTAGTTCATGTATTATTTTTCTAACTTCACAACATTTCGTAACAGATTCTAGTTGGTTTATTAGTTGAATGTATTCACTTCTAATGGTATCTACTATGTCATTATATTTATCAATATCTTTATCACAAACAGAATAAAATATATATCTATTAAGGTGTAACATATATTAGTATATATTACACATTTTATATTTTTTTATAATATAACAAAACTAGGTAGCATATAAAAGACCAGCATTGCCTCCAACAAATATTACCATATTCATACGCTCTTCCATAAGATATAAATCATAGTTATAATTATATATACGCCACGTTGGTTTGTTAATACCAACTAATTCTCCCGTTGTAGGGTCGCAAATCGTTAAAACTTGCGCATAAGGGTCTAAAGGAGGACTAATAGTCGTAAATTCAAATTGAACATTAGTGAAACGACTCATATTCATAGCACCTGAAGGCTGTAAAGTATATGGTGAAGTATCTAAACAAAAATTGTAACAATATAACCCTTGAGGCGCATTGCCAGCAGTTCTTACATATTTTTCTACAAAATTATACACTCCTGAAGGCAACATATTCTCTCTATATTGTCCATCTAAAAGTATTCCTAATGCGACAAGAATATATTGAATATTTTGAGGATTATACACACCAGTAACAAATAGGTTGCTCGGTGTGCCATTTGGGTTTGTTCCAGGTCCAAGTGGAGTAGGAGATGGAAACGGATTAGGATAATCACCGCTAGCTGGTGCTGGTGTAACATCTTGCGGCATATAGTTGTAAGGCCAATTTGTATAATTTGACCATTGATTTCTTAAATTTACATCGCTTCTCTGTAAATAAAACATCCAACTGACAATCATACCAATTGAATCCAAATCAATCTTGTTCTGACCAGTTATATTGTAGTAAGGTCTTTCATATATTTGCTTAAATAAATATTTTTGTTCGTTCTTCGCAAAGAGTTTGGATTCATCATTAGAGAGAAAACAATACGTACAATTTAAATTTATATCAGCATTCCAAATTGTTCTAGTATCAACATAAGAATTTGGTCCAAGTTCCTCGTCAGGCGGTGTTTGTAGAAATCTATAAAATTGCATATAATACTGGTTAAAATTTGGCGCAACGACTGGAAAATTATTGGCATAATCCATAACATCACGAATGGTAAACCATTGGTTTATAGGTCTAAATGTAACACTTATTTGAAGTTCATTGTATTGTAGTGAAACCAATGGGAATGCTTGTTGTGTTTTAAGGTTAAACCACGCACCTAAAGGAATATATAATGTTTGTCCCATGATTGATGGTTGAGCGCCAGCTGGACTTGTTGTATAATAAGCGTTTGGATAAGTATTTACACGAGTTCCATAATTCGCAGGGTCGTTGAGTTCAGGAACATTTCCTATCATTTCGTTAAATAACGCAAGTTTTTGAGAACTAAAATCTCTTTGAACAGATGCCAATAAATAACGGCCTGAATACTCTTGTAATTTTTGATTGCCACATGTTATAGTGATACGGTCTATAATTTGAGCACCTAAATTTTCTATCCATTGGAATTCATATGGAGACCATGGAGTATAGGTTATAGAACCATCGGGGTTTTCAATTGCTTGTGGCGGAAAAATGGGAGACCAAATATTTGGCAGGGTTACTGAAATGTAACAATCCATTAAAAGGTCAGCATATCGTTTTACTGAAAAATTAAAAGTTGATTCTGTTGTCAAATTAAGTGTAGGTGTTCCAGTATAATCTAACCTAAAATTTTGCTTACCATAATTAGTATATTTTAAATATGTTGCTTTCCAGAAAGTCTTGCTTGGATTACCATTTAATATAATATTTGCTTGTCCTTCTGAAACAAGTTGCATTAATCCTCCTGCCATATTTAGTATATAATATAGAAATTTTTTAATTATTAATTTGAAGATAATATAATTTTACATTTGCTTAAATTAAAAATACTATAATATATTAAGTATGTCAAGCCAATCAACATTTGATTTAACTGCTATTAAGAATTTAAATGAAGATTTTCAGAGTTACATAATTATGGCGTTTATTTTTATTATTTTGGCAATTATGATAGGGTATATGATTTATTTAAGTAGGTTAGATAATTCTGAATGTAACTATATAAACACCCTATATCCATCCGTGGATGGTAACATTCGGGCACTAACACCAAATGATCCTGACTGTTCTGGCAATTTATTTGATTATTACATTAAAACCGCATATAATGCTTGCTCAGGAGGAAGCTACAAAAACGACTATGTTGATGTTTGTAATTTGAAAGCAATACTAAAACAAGGTGTCCGTTGTTTAGATTTTGAAATTTATTCAATTGACAACAATCCTGTTGTAGCAACTAGTACAATAGAAGATTACTATGTAAAAGAAACATTTAATTACGTTAATTTTAGCGACGTTATGAGCACAATAAAGAACTACGCGTTTTCAGGAGGTACCTGCCCAAATCCTACAGACCCGCTAATTATCCATTTAAGAATAAAGAGCAATAATCAACCCATGTATTCAAATTTGGCTAATATATTTAAATCATACGACTCAATTATGCTTGGGAAAGAATACAGTTTTGAGAATTCAGGTAAGAATTTAGGAAACGTGCCTTTATTGGCGTTCCAAAATAAGGTCATTTTGATAGTAGATAAAATAAATAATGCTTTTTTAGAAAACCAAGACTTTTTAGAATATGTAAATTTAACAAGCAATTCTGTATTTATGAGAGCTTATGATTATTACAATGTCAAGAACAACCCAGATTTAAGTGAATTAACCGAATATAATAAAAGAGGCATGACTATTGTATTACCTGATGGTGGTGTAAATCCGTCAAACCCAAGTGGGTATTTATGTAGAGGTTCTGGATGTCAAATGGTAGCAATGCGGTATCAATTTGTAGATAATTATTTAGAGGAAAATGCTGTGTTTTTTGATAGAGCAGGTTATGCTTTTTCTTTGAAACCAGTAGCACTAAGATTTCAACCTGTTACTATTCCCACACCTACACCACAAAATCCTGCGTATTCTTATGCTACACGCAATGTTTCAACTGATTACTATAGCTTTAATTTCTAATAAAATTGAATTACTTTATTACTGTGTTGAAGTGATTAAATATATACAAATCAAATCAACAATGACAAATCTTATTGTAAATGATAATTATTTATTAAAATTCAACAATCATAGTTGTCCTAAAAATATTATAAAAACTTTAAGTAAAAATTACAAACTTATCAAACGAAATGGTAGTAAATTAGTTTTCAGTAACGGTGAAAATACTTTTACATTATGGAACAATCAACGTTTTCATGGAAATTACGCATGTTATATAACTTTGGAAAAAAATAGCAATTATCGAATAACTAAGTATGAGTTAAACTCAAAAAGTGTTTATGTTTGGATAAGAATTTATCCAATTGAACTAACTTATCTGAAATCATATGTATGTATTACAACATTAGAAAAATTTCTCTTTGTCATTGACTTTTATAATAAAATAAATATAAAAAAGAAGATACAAAAGAGAGCTACCACAATTACAAGAGTATTTCAAGACAATTATGTGGTACGATACATTAGTGAATTTTTGTAAAATAATTTAACATATGTGCGTTAAAATCTTTTATCAAATTTCGTAATGAATTTGTAAAGCTCCAAAAAATGATATAAATGTATATTTATATTATTTATTATATGGATAATATCATACCAAGATTTATATGTTCTGGTAAAAGTTGTAATAAGAATTTTTCTAAAGAATGGGATGAATGTGGATTGTCATATATTAGACTTGAACCATTATCGATAGACAATGACAAACGTGAAAAAATATGGTTCGCATTGATGAAAATGCGATTGTTTTGTAATAATTGTTGTCAAGACTATACAGATAGTATATGTAATAATTCAAAAATAAGAATCAAAAAGAATCAAATAATAGCATAGCAAATGGACATTTTGAATGATAAAAGGTGTAAAAAATATAAAATCAATAGTAGGATTTTCACCTACGATTGGTGTCATTTTTTTTATACTTTAAGCTGTGAAAGACGAAATCTGAGTAATTCCTTTTCCAATAATTAGCGCATGAATGTCTTGTGTCCCTTCATATGTATTTACGGCTTCAAGATTCAACATGTGTCTTATTATATGGTACTCATCTGATATACCATTGCCACCTAGCATATCTCTAGCATTTCTAGCAATATGTAATGATTTTAAACAATTATTTCTCTTTATAATAGAAATATTCTCTGGAATGGATATATTTTCATCTAACAATCTTCCAATTCTTAAAGACGCTTGAAGACCAATTGTTATTTCTGATAACATTTCTGTAAGTTTTAATTGAACAATTTGATTCGCAGCAAGTGGTCTATTAAATTGTTTTCTATCCAAACAGTATTCTCTTGCTCGTAAATAACAATCCTCAGCAGCACCAAGAACACCCCAAGATATACCATATCTAGCATTATTAAGACATGAAAAAGGTCCCTTCAACCCTTTAATATTTGGTAGCATATTTTCTTTTGGAACTATAACATTGTCCATAAAAATCATGCCCGTATTTGAAGTTCGTAATGAGAATTTACCTTCAATTTTAGGACATGATAAACCTTTCATATTTTTTTCTAATATAAACCCCCTTACCTCATTATTTTCATCTTTTGCCCAAATTATAAAGACATCTGCGATTGGAGAATTTGTAATCCAATTTTTACTACCATTTAAAATATAATTCCCATCTTTAAAAATAGCCTTTGTTTTCATTCCAGATGGGTCACTTCCATGGTCTGGTTCAGTTAATCCAAAGCAACCAATAAGATTGCCTTTTGCTAGTTCAGGTAAGAACTTATCTTTTTGTTCTTGTGAGCCAAATTTATATATAGGAAACATAACTAAAGAAGATTGAACACTAGCGCAACTTCTATAACCACTATCAATCCTTTCTATTTCTCGCATAATTAACCCATATGAAACGTAATTTACTCCAGCACATCCGTAACCATTGATCGTAGGACCTAATAAACCAATGTTTCCCATTTCTTTCATTATATTTTTATCAAATTTTTCATTTCTGAATGATGAAACAACATTAGGCAATAAATAATCTTTTGAAAAATTGTGTGCTACATCTTTAATGTATTTTTCATCATCTGTTAATTGTTTTTCTAATAAAAAAGGGTCTTTATAACTAAAAATACTTCTTGACCCAACCTTACAAAAGCGCAGTCTTTTAAAATTATTATATCTAAACATCATATTATCATATAATATTAATTCTTTATGTAATATTTTTAATTATTTATACACCTTTTAACATTTAAAACGAAATATATATATAAATATAAATATGGGAAAGTATTCAGATTATAATATTATACCTATTGGAGATAATTGTGCTATTTCAATAATATTACAAGAACTTAATTTAAGAAAAAAAAGTTATCCGTTTGATTGGGTTACTAATATAGAACAATTATATGATACTAATATTATTTATAATATTAAAATTATTAGTGAAGTAAAATCATCCGATAATATAGATGATATAGTTAAAAAATATATTGGCGACGCATTTGATACTGATAATAAAATTAATAGTATTAATAATATTTGGTTCCCTCACGATAATGAAAATATAACTGATATTTTTGAAAAATATAAAAGAAGATTTATTAGATTGAAAGAAGATTTAAATAAAAAAAATATGTATATATTATTAACAAGATATTATTATATTGAAAAATCTATCTTTGAAAAAATATTAGAGCAATTATTAAGTTACAATATCGATTCCGTAATTTTGTTTATAAGCGGGACAAATCATACATATTTTGATAATATTCAATATTCCAATGTTATATTTAAATATGTTGAATATGATATTTCACAGTTTTATAATTTTGATTATACTACATTTCGTCCAAATATTAAGATATTTTTATCTGATTTTTTATTATAAATATTCAGCATTTTAAATGTTAAAAGGTGTAAAAAGTAACATATTTTATTTTCAGTAAACGGCACGCATTTTTATACAAAATAAAATTGATTTATTATTATATACAAAGACATTATTACAAATAATTATAATATATTACAAATGAATTTGCTTTTATTATCCAAAGAATCACAAGATTTGATTAGTGATTTTAATGTAGAAGAACATAAACAAAAAAAACAATCAGTAATGAATGAATTATTGATTACACCTTTTAACATTTCAAACGCCGATTTTTATATAGTAAAAAATATATAAAAATAATTTATTATAATACCTTAATGAATAACGAAGAACTTATTAAGGAAAATTTATTATTAAAAGAAGAAATT